GATCTATTCTTCCCCTCTCCAAAATATTCGCAATTTTTCTTGGGTCATTAGTTATACGACCTAGAGGTCTAAGACCATCTACACGACAAATCATAAATTCTGGGTGAAATTCACCTGTTTCAGTTTGTATAAAATTAGTAGCATAACCCTCATATCCTTCGTCGCACAAGTATTGAGATAATGCGAGGTCAGAATCAAGTTCAGAGTCTCGGCTTCCCGACATCGTATTATATCCATAATTTTTCCTTAAAATTTTTTTTATATTTTCTGGTGCTCTAGCGTATAATGTCTCTTTGGTAGCTGGATGGTCTAAAGCTAATAATTTGTATGGGAGTGTAGTTTCAAACGCAAATATAATTCCATATTCATTCTCATACGATTCAATATAAGCTGGATCCAGATTGTGAACGCCAAAAAAAGAAAGTCGTCCGCGTCTTAAATCTAATGTGTTAGACTTTTTAGTAGCTTTAAATAATGGAACATGGGCTTGAATTAGATAGTAGGCCAACCCATCCTCAATGATAGTTGAAATACTACCATTTGTAAATGGGTCTGTATTTATGGCTGCCATATACAATAAAAACATATTTTATTTTGTAAAATATGTTTGTTTCTTTTTAGTAAGCATAAAATTTAATATTTAATAAGCGCATCAATATAACTCTTCTCATAAACTGCCAATTTAGTAGTTCTATCCCACGTGCTATATGTAGTAAGGACTCTATCATCTTCCACAATAAGACCCAAACAATATTCGATGCACTGGTCCTGAAAAGAGAATGGTGCAGAGTGTCTCAAGAAGTTAAGGTCTTTATCAAAAACAGCAAATATATGATAATAATTACGCAACGAATCATACGAAACCAAATGAAGGACAAACCAAATCTCATCCTTGTAGTTAAAGCCACAAGTAGAGCCTCGCACATGTTCAAATATTTTAGGCATGTTCTTTCTAGACTCAATCAAGTCAATGTTATTTGTTACGGGATTCGCCTTGCAAATATCAAGCGGTCCCCACTTGTAAATAATATGGTTCTCACCCTTGTATTTCACATATACCCAGTTCTTCTCACACCAACTTTCATTAAATCCGCACTTTATTTCCTTAGAAGTAAGGAAACTTGCATTTGTATCATAATCACCCATTAACATGCCAATCTTTCCATCAATATGTTGACTGGTACCCAAATAAATGAGCTTGTTGTCGTCTGTATCGCTTTTAAAAATACGAACATCTTCAATTCCTAAATAATGCTTGGGTTCCAAATTAACATCAAAAAACTTTTCATGTGTAATGTTAAAATTGCGGTCCATCTCTAGGTATTTGTTGTTAGTAAAAATATAGTCTTCGCAATTCATGTATCCACCATTCACATTGATCCAATAATTAACTGCACGGATATTCATCATGTAGCCACTATTATCGGCCTTGGGCAATAAAGAAGCAGACGAAGAATAAAACGGAACTTGTTCTTTGTCGCGTATATTTACATGATGCACGAATGTAAAATCAACAACTCTTTGGGGCTTCAAAACATCTTTATAAAACTTCATGTTAGAAAAGGTATTATGAATGATACCCGAATCAGTGCCGTTATTAAAGATGGCGACAATAGTATCATTAATGTTTTTAATACCCAAATAACACGCAATAATAGAATACTCATACTCAAATTTATACGTGTATACGTCATTTGCCAAGAACAAATAATTATCCTTTTGAATATTTTGTTTGAGTACATTTTTTGCAACATCGTAGAACATTTTAGCAGTTTTGCATTCTCCAATAATACGATAATGTTGCACAATCTTATGAATGTTTTCAAGACGAAGCGGGTTAAGATTGTACGCCTTTAGCCAATAAATGATGGCATCGGGCATTTTTCCCTGGGCTTCATAAATATTACCAATGTTGTAGTGACTATACCAAATTTCTTGCTCCCAATCACCAAGAGCAATTCGTTTATGGTAATACTCAATCGCCTTCTCAAACTGACCGCTATCCTTATAGCTATTTGCTAGATAAAAATGGTAGCGCACGTTTCCAGGTTCTTCTTTTAAACCCTCCAATAAAAGTCTGATATCACGCTCAAACTTGTCGCTCTTGGACCCGCCATCACCAATATCACGAATAAACAATTCGTCTCTGCCAATATTGATATTGTGATTGCCTGGTGGGGTGGAGATGTATTCATGTGTTACTCCCGTATATTTATACAATCCATTATTTCGCACAATTCGCATATTTTGATAATAAAAACTATCATTACCTTGCAATAGACAAAATGAATCTGCTTCTGCCAACTTACGCTTATCAAACTTGTTAATTTCCAAAATCATATCTGCGTCTAATAGGATTGCATAATCAGACATTCCGCTGCAGGCTTGCAATGCATGAGACCTATTATGTGCAAAATTTTTGAATGGTTCTGATACCACTTTACCAGGGATATTTTTCTGCGAAAAAAAGGTATTGATAATTTCAATCGTATCGTCAGTGGACCCAGTATCACAAATACAATAACAATCAATGATTGGAGAGACAGACTCCATCAATCTCCGAATAATTTTACTCTCATTCTTCACAATCATATTCAAACAAAGTGTTGGTTTTGGTGCATCAATCTCTTCAATTTCTAGGCGCATAGTATATCTAAATGGTAGATATTCTTAAATCAGTTTAAACTTATTTCAATTATGTACCTTTGAAGATAATTACTAAATATTGTAAAATTCTTTTCATAGTATATAATAACATGGCAAATACCCGATTTAATTATGACCCCTGTAGAACTATTAAACATTTACAACAATCTACTGACCCTGGGCGATATATGCTCAATATGCCTGGCAATGGAGACAAACCATGTTATATTGAAGACCCCCAAATTATCATTCAAAAGTGGGGTGCAAATTTGCGAACAAATTGTATCAATTTAGAAAGTGAATTGAGGGGAATTAATCGTAGATATATTGGGAGAGATTGTTTAGGAAAGGATGAGTATACACAATATGTTGTGCCCAGTAAGCCTATTCAATATCCTACATGTAATAATTTATTCACGGAGCAGTCTCGCGCAATTATGCCTGCTTGGACTGCCCGAGATTTAGAACAAGTTGACTGGTATATACTTCCGTTGAATCCTCAAGAGAATACGTGCATGCCTTTTATAAATAATTTAAACACGCGTGTTTTAGAAAAAGATTATTTTAACAGGTGTACATAAGTATAATACGTGTGAAGGTGTTGTAAGCCTATTTGTATTGTATTATTTTTATAAAGTATTATAAAAATATTACTAGGTTTGCAGAATTGCAAAATGCAAAATTTATAATTTTGTGTGTTTTTACAATTAATAATATATTCTATGATATATATAATAATGGAATTAGCGTTACCTTTTATTGCATTAAGTGGCTTATATGTTATATCAAATCAAAATAATGAAAAGCCGGACAAAAAAAAGACTATCAAGAAAATGCAACCTGAAAATTTTACAAATATGGGAATAAGAAGTAATTTGGGTGTTAAAACAGATAATTATATTCCAAATACCGATATTCCTCCTCAGAATTATCCGGTAACAAACAACAAACAGCTTGCAGATACTATTGGCTTGTATCCTAACCCAAATGCAAGCACTGACAAGTATTTTGATCAAAACTATTATGAGAAACAAGAGAATGCAGGTGTCAAGGTTGGAAATATGCCACAGCAAATATATTCTCTCACTGGTAATTATTTAGATAGTGCTTCTTTTAAGCACAATAACATGGTGCCTTTTAATGGTGGAAAAATCAAGGGCTACACATATGACATGAATATTGCCGAGACTGTTTTAGATAATATGGCTGGAACTGGAAGTCAGGTAATCAAGAAGATTGAGCAGGCGCCTCTGTTCAAGCCCGAGGCAAATATGAACTGGGCATATGGAGCCCCAAATCAAAGTGATTTTTATCAATCACGTGTGAATCCTGGTTCAAGAAATAACAACGTAAAGCCATTTGAGAGTGAAAATGTCGGTCCAGGGTTGAACCACGGCTTTTCTCCAAGTGGTAGTGGTGGGTTTAACTCAGGCATGGAGGCGCGCGACAAGTGGCTTCCCAAAACTGTAGACGAATTAAGAACAACGACTAACCCCAAACTTGAATACAACTTGAATAATTTAGAAGGTCCGTCTTATGCAACAGTTAAAAATGTAGGTATCATTGGTCGTGTTGAAAAGCACACACCTGATACCTTTTTTGTAAATAGCCAAGATCGGTGGCTTACCACAACTGGCTCAGAAAAGGGTGAAATGTTGCGCTCGGAACAAGAGATGGGTATCATCCGAAGAAACAGCGTCGAGATTGATTATACTGGCCCGGCTAGCGCAGTCGAGGTGGGTGTAGGACGAGCACCTACCACATTTGAGGAGAGCAAAAGACAAAAATCTGGAACGATGGAACCATCTATTTGTAGCGCAGTTGGTCGTGCCCCAGGAATGGATGGCGATAAGCGTATCGGGTCTTTCAAGAATTATAATAATAATAGAACCACCACACGACCAGTAGATACTATGCGCTCTGGGTTTAGCGCTGCAATTGGTGCAGTTATTGCGCCATTTATGGATGTATTGAGGCCTTCGCGCAAAGAAGAAGTTTGTGCAAATGTTCGGGTATATGGTGAGGTTGGAAGTGTTGTACCATCCAGTTATGTTAATAATCCAAATGATATTACTCCTACTACTATGAAGGAGACCACCATGTATTCACCACAATTTAATATTAACAACCAATCCTCTCAACAATATGTTGATACCCATACCCCACTTGAATTCACACAACGTGATTCTACCAACTATTCTACGTATGGTAATATGGGAAACAACCGCGAAGCTGCAATGGATTATGCCTCTGCATACAGACAACACAATAATGACATTAAGTCGCAGACTATTGATAATCGTCCAAATATGGGTGGCACTCAGATATTCAATCAGACCATGAATGTATCGTTGCCTAGACAAGATACGAATTGCATGGATAATCGCCCTTTTGCACCCAGCTCCATTGTATCCTTACCTCCAGCAAAGCAGAATTATGGTCATGTTGGAACTCCGCAACAATTAAATACGGCCATTGAGATGCAAAGAAACACTCCTGATATTTTGAACGCTTTCCGCGCAAACCCATATACTCATAGTCTAACAACCTCTGTATAAATAGATACAAGAGAGAAGTTGCCCCACACCACACCACCCACAATATATTTCTAACAACACTATGTTAGAAATATACGTTGTTATATTATATTAAATATACATCATGATACTAGTATACCATGAATTCAGCATTGAATATACATGCCGAGATTAAAAAAAAATTATTATATTTTCATTCCATGCACAAAATACCAAATATTATATTTCACGGCCCATCGGGTAGCGGAAAACGAACCATAGTGCATGAGTTTATTAATACCATCTATGAAAACGACCACGAACGTATTAAATCATTTGTAAGATATGTAAATTGCGCGCATGGAAAGGGTATAAAATTTATTCGCGAAGAGTTGAAATTTTTCGCAAAGACGCACATTCAATCAAACGGGGGAGATATTTTTAAAAGCATCGTTTTATTAAATGCTGACAAATTAACTATGGATGCACAATCCGCATTGCGTAGATGTATTGAGTTGTTTAACCATACAACGCGGTTTTTTATTATAGTTGAGGATAAATACAAGTTATTAAAACCCATCTTATCCAGATTCTGCGAAATATATGTATATGAGCCTGAGCATAATGATCGCATGATAAATTTATATCAATATAATTTGAACGAGACGTTTAATTTAAAAACATATAAAACTCGACGGGCGGACTGGCTTAAAAAAGAGCTGATAAAATCAAACCAGACTGATGAAGATGTTATTCAGCTGACTCTTAAATTATATGAAAAAGGGTATAGTGGTTTAGATATACTTGCTCTTTTAGAATCCAATTATTTTGCGCATATTGAACAAGTAAAATTGTATGAGTTTCTCATGGTGTTTAACAAAGTAAGAAGAGATATTAAAAACGAAAAAAACTTGATATATTTCATGTTGCATTTTATATTTTTGGACGTAGAAGCTTCTTTAGACAATATTTCATTCATGTAACCGCAACCATTGATTTATCAATTTATTTTAATGAGTTAAAATTTCTTTTAAAATAAATTATTAAACTACATATACCATGGATGATTTTAACGTAAGTGCCTTACATGAATCAAAAAACGAGTGGGGTGCCAGATTATTAACTATATTAACCCCACTAATAGTGGAAGGATTTAAGTCCATCTTTGAGGAATCTCTCAACTTGTGTAGAGCAAACAATGAGATGGATAAATATTTAATGACGTTTCAGAATTTCATTAGTCGTATTCCAAAATGGAACCCCACAATTATTGAAAATGAGAAAAAACGCATTTGTGATAAAAGCGGATGCACTTATTTAGACGACTTGATTACATGTGTTCATATAATACAATTAAAGCTTTTGACCGCTGTTCGCGCAGGCACAAAGCAGAAGAAGGTCGACATACAAATTCCGAAATTTGAAGACTTTATTCATAAAGTTTATATACATGTCGCAAGAAAGATTTACAAGAATGTCTATTTATTTGAGGCGAATCTCCCCCCGCTTCAAACACAAAAGAATCACAGAGAATTGGAAGTAATCATACAAGAGTGTATCTTGAACGCTGTTAGAGAGAGTATTCCGATTGACATGATTTTGCGTGCATATTTGGACGAAACTATTGAGGATGATGTCGTTGAAGAAATCAAAGAAACCCCGATGCCAGATGAAACCCTTGCTGAAAGTATTAGCTCTGCCCCAATATCACAACCTATGGCGCAACAAGCGACACCATCAATGTCTTCCAAGTTAAGTTTTAACAATGTGGACATGGCGATTGGTATGGATAATAAGGAAGAACAAATAAGTGCTCCAAAGGATATTGCCCGTCTAGAAGAGCTAAGCAATATACGTAATGAACAACGAAAGTTGGAGACTGATGATGACGACGATGACGCTGATAGTTCAGGTGGTAAAATACAAATATTTAACGAAAATGTCAACTTGGGTCAGTTGGACGTCCACGATATTGAACCACAACGTCTAGAAATCATTCCAGATTTGTTAATTGATGATATTGAAGTTTTAGGTTAAAATATGATTATTGATATGCGTAAAATTGTTATGAAACATTGTCCATGTAAAATATACATGGACAATATATATATTATCTCGGGAATTATAGCATTTGTATTTTTTTTAGGAAAGTTTATTGAGATGAGATTTGTCGAAAGAGAGAGCAAGCCTTTAAAGGCGATAGTAAAGGATACATTGTTGGTGTATGTTTGCACCATAGTTGCGTTTATGATATTGGAGCAATTAAAGCCCATCATACAAGAATCGAGTGGTGGCGCTCCGATTACTCAAATTGCATTCACGGACAATCCGACATTTTAAAAGTTAACGTCCAGTCCAAACTTTAACCAATGGTTTATGTATGCCTTTGTATTCTGTACAATATGTTTCAAAAGTATATCCCCATTGTTGATTATCAAAAATAGTACCCAAGAGAGACGGATATTTATATAACTTTGGCGATTCTATATGAAATATAATACCCATTATACGCTCAAAGGAACATCTGTCGACGCGACTCAAAACACCATCTAACAATCTGAAAAGGTTATATTTTGATTGTATACCAGAGAGAAAATTGTGGTTAATATAACTTTGCACTCCAAAACATCCATACCAAATATCAGACGGCTTAAATGCAAACATATTTCTATTTTCAGGTGATAATTTGAATTGAACTGCTTCTGCGTTATTAAGATACTTGGATAATCGCGTGCAGTTCACAATATTGTTATTAAGGTCTAGACTATGGTCAAAATGCCACAAGGGAAGAACATTTACCTTGTTGAACTTTTCAAAGTGAATTCGTTTATGGAAAAACACGCTATCGTGTAAAATAACCGCATTATCGAAGTATCTATTTTTGTGAAAATAGTAGTATGGCAACAATTCTCCTCTGCCTGGATACTCGGAATTCACTATTTGAATATTTTTATAATTAAAATCGGCCTTTACAAACGCTTGATTGCTATTGTCGTCAATAATGACTATTTTTCTAAATGGATAAAATCGTCGTATGCTTCTTACCGCATGGTTCCAATATTTATTGGTTTTTTCGGAATTAACGTGTCTAGTAATAATAAATCCATACGACAACATGAAAGTATCTTATAATTATACAAGATAAATATTATAAATATTTGTTGAAGGCTATTACGCCTTTTAACATTTCAAATGCCGTTTTTTTACGTTATATTCAACTAAATACTTATATATGTGTTATATATATATGTCAATTACAAGTTTTTTGAATAATAGAGGTTTTTATTCTTTTGAAGGATATAGTCAACAAGTTCCAGAACAAGTAAAAGATTTAGTTAATTTGTCAAATAAACCAAATATAAATGTTATGGAAATTGGATTTAACGCAGGACATTCTGCAGAAGTTTTTTTACAAAATAATAAATGTTTAACATTAACATCTTTTGATTTAGGAGGACACAATTATGTTATGACCGCAAAAGAATATATAGATACTACTTATCCAAATAGGCATAATTTAATTATAGGCGATAGTAGAACAACTATTCCTATTTATTTAGAAAATAACAGAGATACTAAATTTGATATTATATTTATTGACGGCGGTCACAATTATGAAATAGCAAAAGCAGATATGGAAAATTGTTTTCATTTGGCACATAAGGATACTATTGTTATTCTTGATGATACCATATTTACAATAGGTTGGGAAGCAGAATGGACTATTGGACCTACAAGAACATGGACCGAACATTTACAACAAAACAAAATTATTGAATTAAATAGAAAAGATTATTGTAATGGAAGAGGTATGTCTTGGGGAAAATATATATTTTAAATAATTTTTTATAAACTCTTTTACACCTTTTCTCATTTGAAACGCCCATTTTATTCGTTAAATAATTAATTTTTTGTTATCATTATTCTTATATAAATGATTAAAGACGTTTGCGTGGCCTTTGTATGTGATAAACCATATTTTAACAAGTTTATTAATACGTGCAATCAGTTAATTACAAATGGAAAATATACAGGAAACATTTGTTTATTAATTGGAGACGATTTACATAACGATGAAATGTTAGATTGTGATATTATAAAAAATAATAATATTACGATTAAATATTTTCCAAATATTTCTTTTCCAACTGATTTTTTAATTGTAAATAATAATATAAAAACAGATGGTAGAAATTTATCAAAAAAATTTCAATGGCATAAACTTCATTTATTCAATACATTTTTCAAACAATGGAATTATATTTTTTATATAGATTGTGGAATGACTATTTTTTCAGATATATCTCCGATAATAAATGAAGCTAGTGAAAATACATTATTAGCACATTCCGACTGCTATCCAACATATGAATGGAAATTGCACATACAATTTTGCAAAAACAATACAGAATACTTTACGAAACTCAATAATAAATATAATTTGAATATAGATTATTTCCAAACAGGAATGATGCTATATGATACAAAAATAATTCAAAATGATACATATGACAATTTATTAAAATTATCAATGGAATATCCTATTAGTAGATCAAATGAGCAAGGTATAACGGCATTATATTTCACAAATGTTCAACCTTTATTTAAACAAATAAAGACACATAATGAAGATACATATTTTTATGACTCCTTATCAAGAAATAAAAATAATAAATATATTATGTTAAAAATCATATAAAATTAAACGAATAAAATGAGCGTTTTAAATGAGAAAAGTTGTAAAAAAAATCGGCATTTGAAATGTTAAAATGTGTAAAATATAATAAAAATTTTTACAAATATTTTTATTATACGTCGCGGAATAATGATATTATTTATACATATACTGGATAATCATCAATATTGATTACCTTTTCATTTCCGGGAATTTGTTTCTTGGGAAATATAAACGCATTAAACTCCTTGCGTTCCAATTGTGCTTGAGGTGTATGTTTGTGCACGCATCGCGCAATCATTTTGTACAACTTGAAATCAGGATATCTATCCGCCCCATTATTCTTGTACAATACGTTCAATCCATTATCATCCATGCACCACTCAACTATTATTCTGGTTATAGTATCACACTTACTCAAATCCTTGATGCTATCCATATCATCGACCAAATAATCAAACATAGAACAAGCCAATCTGCATAAATCAAAACTATAATTCGGCTCCAATCGCGGTTTTTTCTCGTTAAAGTAGGGTTCAATATTATATTGGGTCGCAGCATCTCCACCAAAACTAAAGCTGTCGCTGCATAACAGCTTTCCATCGTATTTATAAATACCTCGTCCAAAATCTATGATCTTGAATATTTTACCAAACGTCGGCACGCGATAATACTTGTTCTTAAAACAATAATATATGAATTTCTTATCCGTCGGCACGTACATTACATTATTAGTATGTAAATCATTGTGCGTAAAGGCGAATACCTTTTGATAAGTAATTAACGTCATGATAATTTGCATCAATGCAGACATCCAATGAATCTCGTCCATGTCAGTTTTCAACATGAGATTATCCAACGTATCTTGACATTGTTCCATGCAAATAACTTGCACAGGATATTTTGGAAACGTGACATATATACATTCATCCTCGCCAGAATCATCATCTTCCTCACTATTTTCGTCGGACCATTCTTCTGTAGAGTTATCATCACCGCAACTATCCGAGTCTCTAGTATGACTTGTTCTAGAAGAGCATGAGCTCTCTGAATCCATAGACGCTGAATTATGAGAACTGAGTGTATTAAGTGCAAAAGTTTCCATGCTTAGTTCTTTCAAATTATCTGTTGTTAATGCAAATACACTATTATCCGTTTGAGAAGTATCAAATACTTCATTAAAAAGTATATCTTCTATCGGATCAACTGAAAAACTACAATCCTGTCCAGTCGCATCAATTTTGATAGCAGGAAGATTCTTCTTACTTGTATCATCATCAAAGAGAGAACTATAATCTTCAATCTGAAATAGCTGATTTTTGTTCTTGTTGAAAAAATCCGACTTGATCAAATAATCCAAGTCATCAAAGACATTTAGTTTAAAGTTTTTCTTAATGGATAAGAATGAACCATAAAACTCTATACCATGTATGAAACCATGCTTATACAACAATTGACTTGTTAGATGAGAAAACAAGCTGTCAACATAGGCGGAATTATTCACATCTAATAGTTTTGAATTAACAGAAGAAGCAGTAGAATTTATGGAAGGCAAATTCATCAATGAACTATCCGCTACATCGTATTTACCTATCAAATACCTTATTGGGTCTAATAAAGGAGCCATCTTACAAAACACGTTTTTGGGTTTTATTTTCAGTTGGTCGTCGGTGGAATTCTTCAGTGAACACTTGTATAAATTTTGATTTCCCTCAATATTGTTAATAACATTGGTAATATACAATGTATGATTTAAATTGACACTATTAAAATTGGTTTCATTTAACGTCATTAATTTAGTATAAATTGGAATATAGTTTTGGGTCTGATCTAAATCAAATCTTTCTAAAGATTTGAATAATTCAGTGTTTTTACGCTTCTTGTAGTTAACTATATCGTTCATATACTTCGCATTTAGAAAATGTGGAAGGGATTCAACGCAAATAGAATGTAATGCCAGACATATATTTATTGCATCATTGATTGCGTATAATCCCCTCCACTTTTTCTAAAATGAATTATATAT